ATTGTAGATTGGGTTTTTTTGACGAAATTTTTCTGTTGTATAACGATACAAATCTTTTTCGTTACCTTCTATTTCTTTGGGGGTTTCTTTACCAACATACGACCCAACACGTTTGTCTTTTTCAGCCATGATTAAGCCCTTGTTTTCCCGCGAATAGCACAACCATCAGCACGTTTAGAAGCGCTGGAAACTTTTCCACCCTTCTTAAATCTTTGCTGTGGCTGTTGATTAGCATCAGCATTAGCCTGTGGTTGCATATTGAATGTTTGATTCATGCCGCCATTCTGACCGCCAGCTTGAGGCTGATTGCCATAAAAAGGGTATGTAGGCTGCTGTGTCATGCCTCCATCTGCATACTTTTTCACTTTGCCGCCTTTTTTAAAATACGAGTCTTTCCCCATAGCTTCTGTCGTTTTTTTAGCATACTCAGTAGATTTTTTTGGATTATCTCCAAACAGAGTTTTTCTTACTGAATCAGATACTTTTCCTTCAGGTACGTTTTCACCATACTTTTTGTCTAAGTATTTATTAAATTCTGGAATCTTTTCCAATCCTTTACCAACAGCTTTTGCCGCCGTAGAAACAACCCTTTTTGCAACACTTGGTTTTTCTTTTTCGTCAGCCATTAGCAGATCCTGCCTTTCGTTTTGCCGCGTTGAGCTATGCCATCACCACGGGATGAAGCAGTGGAAACTTTTCCACCTGATTTATAACTACGATTAGGATTTTTGCTGGGACTAAGGTCAAATGCTTGTTTCTTCATTTTTTCGTTTAAAGAAGCCATAGCCCTATCCACATCTTCTTTACGAGGCTCTTCACGATTAGGAATTACAGTGCCAGCACGAGTTCTAGCTGTACCCATAACATCTGGCGTGCGAGATTCTGTGCCAGCGCGAGTTAATGCGCTAGATGATGTGGCACCACTTGAACCGCGAAGTGGGAAAGATTGATTTCCACTAGCCTCATCTTTAATTGGAAAATTTTGGCTTGCACGTTTAGAGTCAGTTTTTGGAGTTACTTTTTTCTTTACTGATGGCATCTTTACTTCATTGTCTTTGCGCTCAAACTTTGATTCGCCTGACTTAAAGCCAGAAGCTATACCTTTGGGAGATTCTTTCTCAGTATCTTCTTGGATGGATTCAGAAATATATTCTTTTGGGCCAGAGAAGGGCGATGTAGCTCCAGCACGTTTACCCATAGTTTCGTAATCATCTACACCACTAAATGTTGGACGATCTTCTGCTGCACTTGATTTACCGCCAAGCGTGATGCCTCTTGTCTTTGGCATGTAACGACCATATCCGCCAAATTTATTGTCTTCTACAATTTCATCATCGCTGCGCGTGCGAACTGGCTCACCAGAACCAGAACGGACTGGGTTGCCGGAGCTGTCAACAAGATTACCGCCAGCGTATTTTTTAACTTTGCGCTTCATCATTTATCCTCTTTGCGATATAAGCTGATCAATTTTTGCTTCAAGCTTGTTAAATCGTTGATCAATGTGGTCAGTAATTCGCTCAACCTCTGCATTAGTGACGTTATCACGGGCAATTTCCTCACGAGTCTTATTTAACAAAATAGAAAGACGCGCTAATTCCGAAAATTTTTCGTGCGCTATGTATGCGAATAGACTTGTAAATAGCGTCAAACCGCCTGTCCATACGATAGAGACTTCCATTTAACACTTCCATCTTTTTAAAGAAGCAGCCTTTCTGGTTGGCTTGCCATTCTCATCTTTCATCGGGCCAGGCATCCCGCTCATGCGAGCACAAAAAGACTTCTTGCGTGGCCCACCTTCAGGCTGCGGTGCTTTTAAATTACTTCCGGTAGCAGCGTTGTACTTGGCTCTGCCCTTTGCAGTCAAACCCGCACCTTTTGATACTGGTAATTTTTCACCACGACCAATAGCAAGAGATGGGGTTTTCTTAGCCATAGAACACCGTAACTGTTGCGTTAAGTAAAGTCACAGAAACATTCGTAGAAAACACAACCCCCTCGCCTGGAATAAGCGCGTTGAAAGTTTCTCCGTTTGCTATTGTCTGAATGGCGAATACGTTTGTACCGCCATTAGCCAATGTGACATTACCTGCGCTACCACTAGCCGCAATAATCAGCCCTTTAACCCTTGTGCGACCTTCGTAAACCAACCCCGAAGCGCCAAGACTCTTAGCTTTAACGTCTGTTTGCATCATGGTGATGCCTCCTTATTAGACGTTCTGTTGACCGAACAAGTAATCAGCTACGTAGTAAGTAACGAAACCACCAACTGTACCAACACCTGAACTTGCGCTCTCGATAGTCAACACTGTGTTAACTGTTGCGTTAGCTACGGTACCAATACCGCCGCCTGCGCCAGTAGCACCAGGGGTGATTGTCTTAGCCGATGTAGCAGCCAAAGCAGCAACATAGTAAGAAGCATTGGAGATACCACCAGTAATGGTTGTATAGCCAACATTGATAGTGCCAGACGTAATAGGGCTAGTAATAACGACTGACGTTACTACAGCGTTAGCTGGAAGAATGACAGTGGCTGTTTGACCAGAAGCAACAGTTGCATTGCTAGATACAGCTACGTTAGCGTCATAGAAAGTGGCAGCCATCAGGCCTGAGCCACAATATGCTTGACGGGTCGTGTCGCCGCCGCCCGAGCGCCAAATACTTTGGGTGGTTGATACTGGCATTTGAATTGTCCTCACATGCGAGTTAGGTAATGGCAATCTGCATGTAGTCAGCCGGGACTGTTTGCCATACCGGGATACCCGGAATTTCCTACGTTATAGCATAAAACTATTGAAAAAGGGGACTTTCATCCCCTTTTTCTATCGCCTAATTAAGCGCCTTGTGAACCAAACATACCAAGCGGATCGCTCCAACCAAAGCTGTAACGTTCTCTTGATTTATATCTAACATTTCCTGTGTCAAAATCTCCGTCCATGGAGTTCGACAGAGGTGTACGAACAAAGTGCTTCATGCCGTTTGGAACGTCGGTAGTCAAATACCAGCCGTTTGTGTCGGTCAAGAAGTGGTTGATCGTATAGCCTTCTGGGATCGAACCATTGTTCTTCAACGCGTTGATATCGTTGTCGTTAGTGCCAACGCGGAGGCTGGTTTCTAACAGACGAGTAGCAACGAACTGGAGAGCTGAAGGAACAATCAGCTTACGTGGTTTAGCAGCGATCAACAGATCACGTTCGTCTGTCCAAGCAGCGATCTGAATAACTGCGTTTTCCAACGAAGTTTCATTCAAGTCAGCTTGGGTAGATGGCGTGTTGCTGTTAGTACCGCCAGAGACCAAAGGATGTGCTGTCGAAAACAATGCAACACCGTCGCCACCTGGGTAGCTAGATGAGAAACCGTTGTTGATAACAGCAGCAGCTTTGACCTGCTTGGTGTACGACATAGCACGAGCCAGAGCCTTGGTGTAACGAGCCGACAGCGAGTCGTACAAGTTGTCCTCGATAGCCTCTTCGGTCAGCGAGAAACCAAGTGCAATAGTTTCGTGGTTGTATCGTGCTGTCCATGCTTCTTGACCGTTGTCATAACGAATGGCTGAGCCTTCATTCTTGACAGGTGCGGCTGAGAAACCAGACAGTTTTGTTTCTTCTTCGAAGGAACGCTCGGAGGTCTCTGTTTCGTAGATCTCTTTGTGCTCTTCGCCGTAGCGAGCATACTCCAAACCGAACAAAGCGTTCAGGCCAGGCAGCAGCTCTTTCAGTAGTTGTGCGCGTGAAATAGCCATGTCTTACTCCTTAAACGCCAGTCGGGTTCAGATACTGATGCCCGCCGGTAACAGTAGCGGTATTAGCGCCAGAAAGATTCACGGAAATTGTGACGTAGGGTGCATTGAACTTACAGATCCACTCGCAATAACCGTTCGAACCGTTGCCTGTATCAGGAACAACGTCAACGATACGGATTGGGAACGAAGCTGTAGTTGCAGTGTTACCACCAAAAATCGCAACAGCCGAATCACCAGTGTTGTTCGAGCCAGCGTTCTGGCACAAAACAGCGTTCTCACCAACGAGGTTCGGGCCGTAGAAAGCTACAGTCGTACCGCTGGATACAGTTGCTACTTTGAACAAAACGTCAGGATCATCAGCTACGTAAGCCTGAATATCTGATGCAGAAGTACCAGCAGGATAGTTCTGATAGAACAGTTTCTGCTTGGTGCTTGGGTTTGTGTAAGTACAACCCATAAAGATACCAACAGGCGTAGCTGTGCTAGTGCCAGTATCTTTCTCGATTGTACCGTTAGATACGCGCTTTACTACGTCGCCAAAGAAGATGTCAGTGCCATAGCCGCTAGCGATAGACATCAGGCGAGTAGAACCGGCGAATACCTGTCCACCGATCAAATTGACCGGTAGAAGCCCGTAGGGCTTGCTTACAGTTGGGTATGCCATTGTTTACTCCAAAAAATTAACTAGCCACCACTCTTAGATGTCGAGGATTTCGACTCTTTGAACAGAGGCATACGAGGGTCGTTTTGCCGCATTAGATTGTTATCCACAGACAGAATCTGATCTTCAGATTGCTTAAGATAGTGGTTATTACGCTGCTCCACAAACTCAATCGGTGTCTTGCAAAGTAACAATCCGCCGACTTCGATGCCGTCTTTAAAACGACTACCTTCATCGACTAGCAGTTGAAATTGTGGTTGCTCTTCAATCTTGACTGGCTCCCAACCTTCTCTGAGTTTGGCAGAGTAGTTACGTGGGTCAGAAGTTCCTTGAAGCCCAACACGAATCCATCTATACGCATATCCAGGGAGCTTGTCTGGTTCTGGCAGAAGCTCTGCGGGTTTCCACTGCTTAGGGCGTTCCGCTTGGACGCGTGTTTCTACATTGCGGGGTGTTCTATTCTCAGCCATTTGAAGCCTCCAATTTCATCATTTCTCTGACGTACTGTTCGGGTGTCAATCCTAATTTCTTGGCAATCAGGACTTGCGATTGTTTGAGCCTCACCTTTTTGGAGGGTGTGCTGCGATCTGCCGAAGCTACGACAGAGGCGGGTTTGGAACGCTGCGGTTTTTGTGGCGCGGCTTCCTCTTCCTTTTCCCCAAAATGCTCTGGGAATCGACGACGCATAGTGTCATCGACCTTCTTCCAATACTCATCTGTAGACGGATAACTCGTCCCATATTGAGCGACCAGCTTCTGATGTAAACCCAGAGCCAAGCTAGTCATCTCCTCATCCTTACCAAACCATTCATTGCGCTCTTGCCACGCAATCGCACGTTGGTCAGGGCGAGGAGCTGGATTTGTTGCGGGTTGTACATCAACTTCTTCTTCCTGTCTAGACGGAACATACTCATTTGCTTTCTGCAATTTGTATTGTGCCGCCGACAACTTTTCCTGCGCTTCTAACAAACGGTCTGCGTCGCCCATGTCATAGGCTTCTTTGTAATCCCGTTTGGCGTTGTCCATCTCCAACTCGGCAGCGTTCTTATAGGTGCTAACAAATGTCTGCTCACCTGCGGAAAGCTTGCCTTTTAGAGCCTTGTTCTCTTCCATCATGCGCTGGGCATACGCGATAGCTTCTTGCTGCTCACGTAATGCCTGCTCTTTTTCACGGCGTTCGTCGTGCCAGACTTTCTTCATCTGCTTCAGACGCGCTTTTACCCCTTCGCTGTATTCCTCAAGCTCATCTTCCTCAAGCTCTTCAACCATCTCTTTGGGCATAGGCTGCCGATTACGATCCTCTTCAGGAGTATCGTCTTCGATCTCTATCTCAAAGTCATCTGCCGCAGCAGAGACCTCTTCTTTCTCATCGGGGAACTTAAATTCCTCCGCGTCCATTTTGTTTGTAGCCATTTGTTTCTCCTTTATTAAACCCTGGATATACCGCGTGGGTCATCCACAACAGCCTCAACCACATCGTCGTTGATGAGCCGGAACTCACGACCATGAATCTTCAGGCGTGTACCAGTGTTAGGACGGGCGAGAATAAAATCCCCTTCCTTACACCATGGGCCATTTGGGAAGCGCTTCTCGTCTTTGTAACAATCAGGCCCCATTTTGATTACGAAAAATACGGTTGCCAGAATCTGTTCGTGATTCATGGTTGCGTCTGCTTTTAACAGGCCGCTCTCGAATTTCTCTTCTTTGTCCGGCAAGCCGACTAGGATGTGATACCCAGTTGGATCCGGTAATTGCTTCGCTTTCTCTTCTGCTGTTTGTGGCAGAGTTGATACCTCGCCGTCTTCGGTGGCGATTGCGATTTCACTCATCAGATAACTCCATAGTTTTTGCAAGGTCGAGGATAAATCCCTCTGCAATCGAGAGACCCCGAATCTCGCCGCAGAGTTTTTGATAATCAGAATAGTCTTTGGCAGCGTTGTTTGAGACGGCCTCGACTATCTGCTGACGCTTATCTCTCACTTGTTGAATGAGAATTTCAAACGCCTTATCCATAGTTATTTACCTTTTTTAGTAGGTTGCTTCGGTTCTGAACGAAGCATTTCCATGCGGTCTTTGGCTATTTTGGAACCAATTTCCACTCCCTTAATTTCCATCTCACCCTCAAATCTTGCTTTCTCCGCAGCAACTTTTGCGCCAACCTGCATACCAGCAATCTCTTTCTGGGCTTCAATACGAGCCTTCTCAAGCTCAATACGATCAGCTTCTGCCGACGCATCCATAGCAAGTTTCTTCTCTTTGATTTCCACTTCCTTGGCTTTAAGCTGCAACTCTGCTTGCTGCATTTGAACAATCGGGTCTTGAGCCGCTTGTTGTGCCTGCTGTTGCGCAGCTTCCGCTTGATCTTTCTGTAGCAGTTTTTGTGCTGCCATAGCCATCATGCGGGATACTTCTACTTCCATATCCTTCGGCAACTCTTTGTCCATCTCTGGCAAAGGAATACCCAGTTGCTCTTCTATCTGCTTTCGGTACTCAAACGCCACATGCTCGTTGATATGCGCCATCATTGCAGCTTGAATCATCTGGGCTTTCGGGTTCTGTCCTACGATCTGCATGATCTTTGGATCTTGCATAGCTGACTGGTGGACTTGAATGTGCGCTTGGTGATCTTGATAGATGAACGCCTTAACAGGCTTGCCATTAAGGATGTTCATGTTTTCTTGCACTGGGTCTTTAGGCTTAAAGTCTTCCGCGCTTGGAACCAACTTGCCGATGTTCTTAATACCTAAGACTTCCAACATCTGGCGGTTTAGCTCTACCAAGTCGTAGATCTGCGGATTAGCCTGCGCCATCTGCATGACCGCCTGATACTGGACTACCTTTTGCGCCATAGTTGCGGCGTTAGGATCGGAGACTGGGATTACATCTACCTGATCGTAGTCAGATTTTTTGGCGCGGCGCGAACCTTCTACTGGCTCGTACTCATACTCGTCCGGCGTGTAGTCACGAATAATTTCTTTCAGTAACTTCAGCTCCTGCTTCATCGCGTAGTGAACACGCGCTTGAACTGCTGACATTACCTTTAGCGTTCTCTCCAATATAGCCAGTGTTGTACCGACTGGAGAATTGGAAGACATGTCTGCAATCTTCAAATCTGCCGCGCCAGCAAAACGGCGACCTTCGTCAACGATTTGATTCATCAACGCTAGGAGGACTTGGCTTGGCTCCTTGTATGGGAGTGGGAGGATGTTGTCTCTGATCGTTCCAGCCGCGACGTCCACATCTCGGAACTCGCCGGGAGAAATTGGAGTGTCATCTCCCTTGACCCGCATTCCCTTAGTCTTGAGACCGCCAGGCAAGTTCGATAAAGTGCCAGCATCAACAAGCTGACGAATGATAGAAGTACCAGACTTAGCGAAAGCACCGATAAGATGTATAAGGCCAAAGGCATAGAAGCCAAAGCCGGGTATATATGGGTAGTGAACAAAGTGATTCCTCTTCTGGCACGTTTCATCTTCAGGATGCCAGTTCCTTCTGATAGCTAAAATCTCTTGAGAAGTTTTTTCGATAGTTACAATGTATGGCAAACCAATGCCAGTGTCCTTGCCCTTCTCGTCTTTATCCTCATAGCCTGGCAGATCTAAATAAACCTGCATTTCCAACAGTTTGTATCTATCGTCCGACGTAGCGCGGAAACCCATACGCTCCGCAATCTTCTTCTCTACATCGTCCAACGTATTCTGCGGCTCCGGCAGGTCAATATCTTTATAGAAGCCAGCAACCATCAACCTGCGTAACTCGTTCTTAGTCTTACGCATGACATGGGTCATACGGTTAGCCGTCTCTAAGTTAGACGCGCCATAAGGAACGACCACATCTTCAGCCGGAATGAACAAAGCTACCTGTCTATTAAGACTAGGATCGAAGTACACCTTCTTAAATGCGTTGCCGGACAGACCTAAACCCCATGCCATACGCTCATGTTCTGGGCGGTACTCAACCATGACTTCGGTGAGCTGGTAGTTCATATCATCTTGAACGCGCTCCGCAGCATCTTTCTTCTGTGGTGTTTCTTTACCGATGATCTTAGTTTTAACTGGGCCGCCAGCCGGAAATGTTTCCATGACCGTCTCGGCTTGGAACTTGACAAGAGCTTCTGATAGCAGCGGATGGTAAACGCCACATGCACCTTCCCATGGTTCTGATCGTTCTTCAATCTTCATCCCCAATAGTTCTAGGCCATCGACATACGTCTGCATCCAATCCTTGCGGGCGTCGATATCGTCTTCAAAGTCAGACAGTAAGTCCCCAGCCAAGGACTGAAGCTCACTCTCATCCATGTATTCCGCTAGGTTGGCGTCAAAATCGTCGGTTACTTCTTTGTTTGGTTCGATATCAATCACTAAATCACCCAGTCCTATAGATACAGACTCAGGATCTTCTATCTCAATCTCAATATCGCCCCCCATATCCTCTTCACTCATGCCTTCGGGTGCCTGATATAGAGCTTTGTCAAAATTTGTCGCCATGATAGTCCTTAGTAGTAAACGCGCTTGCGACGGAAGCCGATTTCATCGTCCTCTTCGTCGGAATCAAGCCGCAAAAATCCGCCCTGCCGAAATCGCATCAATGCCTGTACCGTGCTATCTACCAAGTCATCGTGTTCTGCGTTCGGAAACCTTGCCATCTCCTCGATAACCTCGTCAGCCCAACGGGTTTCGGGTGCCCACACTTTACCGGATGAGAATAAGTCCGTCACGCTGTTCAAACGCACGAACTTATCGTTACCTCTCGTCGGCGTATAGTCCTGAACGTACACTCCCATCCTTCTCAACTCAAATATCAGCGGCGCGCCAGCAGCTTTTGCCTCAATAATGCAGGAATCAGGCTGCCATTCGTCGTACATTTCCTTGGCCTTAGCCTTTAACTCGGGAAACTCCAGCTTATCCTTCCACGCATCCAGCAAAATGATGTTTACATCGCTCTCATTCTCGTCTTTGTGGAACACACCCCATGTTGTACACGCAGAATAGTCGGCGCGCTGACTCTTTGTGAACGCAGTATCCCAACTTTGGATGATAAATTCACACGGCGGCGCTCTATTTCCGTCCCATCTCTTCCACCATTCGCGTTTTACCAGCGCACCTTCCTCACCTGTAGGTTGTTGCTGGTACTGAGCGTTCCATTTATACGGCGGAAGCTCTTCTTTTAACGCAGCAAG